TAAACAGGTAATGCAAAGGTTGCGTGAAACTGGCAAAGTCCAAGACGCTGCTAAAGCATTTGAACGATTCTTTTAATTTTGGAGTTTTAAAATGGCTACATATCAAACCTATACCGCTATCGGTATGCGCGAAGACCTTTCCGATGTTATCTATAACATCTCACCAACAGACACACCATTTTTTTCGTCTGTAGGTAAAACCAAAGCTACTGCTGTTCTGCACGAGTGGCAAACCGACTCTTTGGCTGCGGCTACATTGGGCAACTTTGCTGTTGAAGGCGACACCGCTTCTGACGCAACTATGTCTCCAACTACTCGTGTTGGTAATCGTTGCCAGATTGCACAGAAAACTGTAAAGATTTCTGGCACTTTGCAAGCTGTTGACAAAGCTGGTCGTAAGTCTGAAAAGGCTTATCAATTGGCTAAAGCCTCTAGCGAAATCAAGCGTGACATGGAAGTTTCCGTGTTGAGCAACCAGATCGCTGCTAACGGCAACTCTACAACTGCTCGTAAATTGGGTGGCTTGCAGGCTTGGTTGGCAACCAATGGTGATTTCGGTGTTAGTGGTGTTGCTGGCGCAAATGGTACTACTGCTCGTACCAATGGTACAAACCGCACTTTCACAGAAGACATCTTGAAGACTGTTATCCGTGAAGTTTACGCTTCTGGTGGCAATCCTAAAGTGTTGATGGTTAACCCTGCACACAAGCAATTGGTTTCTGCTTTTGCTGGTATTGCGGCACAGCGTTTCATGGCTCCTGCCAATGCGCCTACCACCATCATCGGTGCGGCTGATGTCTATTTGAGCGATTTCGGTACAGTTTCTGTTGTGCCTAACCGCTTTATGACTTCTACCAACAACTGTGACGATGTGGCTTATGTGCTTGACCCCGACATGGCTGCTATTGCTTACTTGCGTCCTTTCCAGACCAACGAGTTGGCTGTGACTGGTGACAACGAGTCAACACAGTTGCTGTGCGAATACACATTGGAAGTTAAGAACGAAGCTGCTCACGGTATCTTGGCTGACTTGACACCATAATAGTCGCATAGACTTAAAACCAATGCCTCAGAATTAAACCTCTGGGGCATTTTCTTTTCTAGCCAAACTGATAGAATTAGCTTATGCAAAACCCTGTCAATTTTCGTAAATCTGCCGTTCATGCCGATGGCGATGGCGGCATCGTTATTCAAACTCGTCAAGATGTTTCAGACATTGTTGAACAGAATAAAAAGGAATATAACTCCTTTGATGAACGAGCAAGATGGTCTGATAACTTGTTTGGCAACAAAGTAGCGTCAATTCCAATGACTGTGATTGATGACCTAAACAAACAAGGCATCATGCGTGGGTTTGCTGTTGTTGATGACAAAAGATTTGCCGCTTGGTTAAATGACCCAATGAATCGTGCATGGCGCACTCGGACTGGAGTAGTATGAGCATTTCAACATACGCTGATTTACAGACAACTATCGCAGGGTATTTGGCTCGTTCAGATTTAACAACTCAAATCCCAGACTTTATTCGTTTGGCAGAAATTCGTTTGCGTAGAGATTTGCGTATTCGACAGATGCTTACATCTACAACGCTAACCTGCACATCTGGGACTGCAACAGTTAATATCCCTTCTGACTTCTTGGAAGTTAAAGATTTTGTTGTTAGTGGCAATCCTGTTATGCCATTGAACTATGAATCTCCATCTTTGTTTTCTCGTAATTCAAGAAGTATGGATGCGGGTAAACCATTAGATTACACAGTATTGGCAAGCACTTTCAAGTTAGCACCAATTCCAGATTCTAATTACACATTGAGTTTGGTTTATTCTGCTGCGCCACCATTTCTAAGCGACTCAAACACATCAAACACATTTTTAACTGTTTGTCCTGATTTGCTTTTGTACTCATCTTTGCTAGAAGCAGAGCCTTATTTGATGAATGATGCTCGTATCAACACATGGGGAACTATGTTTGATAAAGCGATGTCTTCTCTGACTCGTTCAGATGAAAAAGGTCAGTATTCTGGTGTTCCTTTAGCAATGAGAAACTCATACATCTAATATGCCTACACAAAGAATACAACTTGGTGAATGGATGCCTGACCAGTCTGGTATCTATGGTGCGTTAACAAATGCAAAGAATGTTGTTTCTCAAGCCATTGGTTACGGACCTTTCCCAAGTGCTGTAGCTTTTTCTGGTTCAGCGGCAGAGGACTTGGTTACTCTCTATGCTGCAAAAAATCCAGACTCAACAACACAATTGTTCACTTCTGGCGCAAGCAAAATTTATACGGTTGATGGTATTGGTGCATTAACACTAGTTAAGTCAGGAATGACTACTGGAATTAACGATAAGGTTCGTTTTACTCAGTTTGGAAAAACTGTTATTACAACCAACAATGCCGACAAACTACAAGCATGGACACTAGGAACTTCTACATCATTTGCAGATTTAGATGCGACTGCCCCAATTGCTAAATACATTACTGTAGTTCGTGATTTTGTGGTTGTTGCTAATACTTTGGAAACAACACAACAGCAGTATCGTGTTAGATGGTCTGCAATCAATGATGAAACCGATTGGACTGAAGATGTAAATACTCAATCTGACTATCAAGATATTCCTGATGGTGGTCAAATTGTAGGCATTAGAGGTGGTGAGTTCGGTATAGTATTTCTAGAAAGAGCCATCAGTCGAATGACTTATGTTGGTACGCCTTTTATATTCCAGTTTGACAACATCTCAAGGAATAAAGGATGTATGGTTGCAGGCTCAATTGCACAGTACCAAGGAATTACATTTTTCTTATCTGATGATGGATTCTATTTGTGTGATGGACAAACTGTTCAACCAATTGGAAATGAAAAGGTAGATCGCTTTTTCATTGATGACGCATCAGAGTCTGATTATGGCTCTATGTCTGCGGCTGTTGACCCAATTCGCAAACTTGTTATTTGGAATTATGTGGCAACCGATGGAAGTCGTAAGTTAATGATTTACAACTTCTCGACTAAGCGGTGGACTTATGCTGATGCTGGAACTGACTATCTATCAGAGGCATCTAGTAGTTCTGTGACTTTAGAGCAATTGGATAGCATTTCTGGTTCTATTGATGCTTTGACAACTAGCCTTGATTCTCGTTTGTATGTTGGTGGTAGATATTTCCTTGGTGGCACATTAGGCTCAAGGGTTTATACCTATACTGGTGCAAGTTTGACAGGTCAAATTGCTACTGGAGACATTGATCTTGGTGGACCATCCGTAATAACTTTGGCTCGTCCGCAAGTTGATAATGGCTCTGCCACAGTTGCTGTTGCATCAAGAAAGCTACTAAGTGAACAGGTTACTTTTGGTACTCCTGTTAGTGCTGATTCTGAAAATAGAATTTCTCTGCGTAGTTCGGGTAGATACCATCGACTTCAATTAGTTCCTACTGGCGCTAATTGGGAAAATGCTGTGGCTATCGATGTTGATGTTGTTGGACAAGGTGTTCGCTGATGTTTAGAAGTCTTCCTCCTTTTGGTGGAGATCAGCGTCAAGTTGCTGAGGTTGTCCGTGGCATCATGGATGGCAAGACCAATAACACAGGCACGATAACTCTGGCTACTGGTGGTGCTACATCTACCACTTTAATAGACAGAAGAATCGGACCAGACAGCGTTATCTTGTTTGCCCCTGCCTCTGCTGCGGCTTATTCTGATGTAATGCCGTATGGGGCTTTTCAGAGCCTTGTCGATCAAGCGATTGGCACAGCAAATACTGCCTACGCCATGACCTTGGATACAACTGATTACTCTAATGGGGTAACTCTGAGTAACAGTTCAAGAATGAATGTCAAGAACGCAGGAACATATAACTTCCAATGGTCTGGTCAGTTCAACAATACTGATACACAAATCCATGATGTAAGCGTCTGGTTGCGTAAGAATGGTACTGATATAACTGGCTCAACAGGGTTTATCTCTATTCCTAACTCGCATGGTGGCGTGGATGGTCATGCAATTGTTGGATGGAACTACTTTATAGAGTTAGCGGCTAACGATTACATTGAATTGTGGTGGTCAGCTACTAGCACGACTATTTCATTAGAGCATTTGCCTACCCAAACAAGCCCGACAAGACCATCTACAGCGTCTTTGATTACTACGCTAAATCTTGTCTCTCCTAATGCCTTGACAAACATTTATACAAGTTCTCAGGGGCAGGGTACGGCAACAATCACTCATTTTGCAAACTCGACTGCTAACAAAACATACAAATATGTTGTTATCGGATAACTTTCAATCTATAATGGATTCCGTGGATGACCCGCTATGGAATCCGAAACTCTAGGAGTAAAACATGGCGACTACTACCACTTCTCAAATTGACCCAACAATCCAACCATTTCTGCAATATGGTTTGACTGAGGCACAAAAGCTATATCAAGGCGGTGGTCCTCAGTATTATGGTGGTCAGACTTATGTAAGCCCATCTACTACGACTCAAACTGGTTTACAAGCTCTTGAGGCTCGTGCTTCTCAGGGTAATCCCTTACTTCAGTCTGCACAGGGTCAATTGCAAAACACTATCTCTGGTGGATTCTTGCAAGGAAATCCATTCTTTCAAGGTGCTTTTCAACCTGCGGCAACAGCGGCAGAGGCTCAATTTAAGCAGACTTTGGGTGATGTAGGTTCTGCGGCATCCAAAGCAGGTCGTTATGGTAGTGGTGCAATGCAGTCTTTGCAAGATCGTGCAAGCGGTCAGTTCGCTAAGAGTTTGGCTGATACTGCTGGACAACTGGCTTATCAGAACTATGCACAAGAGCGTGGTATGCAACAAGCGGCTACAATGGCTGCTCCTGCAATGGCTTCTGCTGATTACCAAGACATTCAGAACATGTTGGCGGCAGGTCAGGCTCGTGAGGGTTATACAGGCGCACAGCAACAAGCTGACATTCAGCGTTTTAACTTCTTGCAAAACCAACCACAACAGAACTTGCAGAACTATCTGTCATTGGTTTATGGCAACCCATTAGGTCGTGTTGGTCAATCTACTACAAGTGGTGCGGCAGATACATCTACCTTGCAAAACCTATTAGGTACAGCGGCTACTGTTGGTGGCTTGTACAAGAATCTAGGTGGCTCTACAGGCATTAGTAACTTGTGGAACAGCGCTTCTAACTGGCTTAATAGTTCACCTGCATTAAACCCTAATTCTGGTGAATACATGGGTTCTTTGGAGTTTTAATCATGGCTGGACTATTAGACATTTTTGGTACTGGTGGCTCAGACACAATGAGTCTGTTGGGTATGTCTCCTGCTGACATTCAGCGAAACAGAGATGATGCCCAAGCACAAGCCTTGTATGCCCTAGCAGGTAGATTATTCCAAGGTGGTAATACTGGTGCATCTATCGCACAAGGATTGCAACAAGGTCAGCAAGCATATAAAGGTGCTATGCAAGGTAGTTTGCAAGATCAAATGCAAGCGTATCAACTGCAAGAACTCAAAAGAAAGCGTGAACTTGAGCAACAAGCATTGGCTGAACAACAGAGAATTCAACAAGTTGTCCAGAAGGCTGTTAGACCTGAGACATTTGCTGAAACGCCATTGACTAATATGTTTGGTCAAGAGATTGCAGGACCTAATCAGCCTCAACCTAAAGGCGCAGGATTGACTCAAGATGTTGTTAATCAATTGATTGGTTCTCAACAAGGTCAAGCCGCTTTAGGTCAGTTGTCTGACTTGTTGCCTAAGTTGCGTAAGGCAGGTATTGGTGCTGAACAAAAGCCAGAAGACAATCCTTTCTTGGTATTTAGTGAAGACGAAACAATCCCTAAAAATATCAAAACTTTAGCTAATCAATATGCTAAGAGTTGGTCGTCAGGTCGTTTAGACCCTGATGTTGCTGATAAGCGTGTTGCTGAATTATCTGCTATGGCTCAAAGAGCGCAAGAGAAAGAAACTGCACAAGCTAACCTCAAGGCTCAACAAGATCAATTGAATGAATTTAAGAGACAAGGTTTAGCTCAGTCTGCCGAGGCTCGTGCATTACAAGGTGAGATTGCAAAAAGTAATTTGGCTATCCGTGAAGCTGATGCTTTGGCTAAAGCTGAAGAACGCAACAAACCTGTTACAGAAGCTAAAGAGTCTATTAGTTTAATCAACCAAGCTGAGAAGCTATTGGATAAAGCTACAGCATCTTTAACAGGTACTGGTGTAGATGTATTGGCTGGCGCTGTTGGCGTATCTACTGAAGGCGCTAAAGCAGCGGCTCAACTTAAAGCAATTCAAGGTGCTTTGGTTGCCAAAATGCCTAAGATGTCTGGTCCTCAGTCTGATAAGGATGTTTTGCTTTATCGTGAAATGGCTGGTCAAGTTGGTGATTCAACATTGCCAGTTGGCACTCGTAAAGCAGCGCTTGAGACAATCCGTCAAATTCAAGAGCGTTATGCAAAAGTTCCAGAAGGTTCTACTAAGCCTGTTGAAACAACTCCATTTAAGTATTCTCCTGCTAAAGAAGATCGTTACCAGCAATGGCTTAAAAAACAGCAAGGCGGTTAATCATGGATGAACTAGAAGAATTTGAGTTCAGACGCAGATATGAGATGGAACAGGCTTCATCTAAGAAGCAACTTGCTTGGTCTGATGTTCCGCTTGAAGCTGTAAAGAGTTTTGGTCCATCGGTTGCCAATATGGTTGGTGACATATATCAAGCTGTTACAAGCCCTGTTCAAACAACCAAAGCTGTTTTAGACCTTGGTGCAGGTGCATTGCAAAATATATTGCCTGAAAAACTTGTTCAAATGATTGGTGAGGATAAACCAAGTCGTGAAGTTGCAGGTAAAGTTGGTCAATACTATGTAAACCGCTATGGTAGCGTTGAAGGTGCTAAGCAAGCGATTGCAAAAGACCCTGCTGGTGTAATGGCAGACTTATCTACTGTGCTTACTGGTGGCGCTATGTTGCCAACAAGAGCAGCGCCTGCATTGGCTACTGCGGCTCGTGCTATTGACCCATTGATGCTTACAGCAAAAGGTTTAGGTAAAACTGCTGAGTTGGGTGGTCAGGGTGTTAAGCAAGCACTTGGCTTGACTACTGGCGTAGGTGGTGAGCCTATTGGTCAGGCGTATAAAGCAGGTCTGATTGGTGGCGAGGCAGGTGAGGCGCTTAAAGCAAATATGCGTGGCAATGTTGAGCAAACTGCGGTTCTCGATGCTGCCAAACAAAACCTTGCAGAATTAGGTCGTCAGCGTCAGCAAGCCTATCGTGCAAATATGCAAAACATTAAAGGCGATAAGTCTGTTCTTGATTTCACAGGAATTGATAAAGCCATTACTGATGCTCAATCTAAGGTTGTCTTTAAAGGCAAGATTAAGAATGAGGCGGCTGCACAGAAGTTGGCAGAAGTTGAGGCTAAAGTTGCTGACTGGAAATCACTAGACCCTGCTGATTTTCATACTCCTGAAGGCTTAGATGCTCTAAAGCAAAGCATTGGTGAGACTTTGGAGAGCATCCCATTTGAATCTACTCAGCAACGCTTAGTTGTTGGCGAGGTGTATAACGCTGTTAAGAATGAAATTAACAAGCAAGCACCTACATACGCTAAAACAATGAAGGCTTACGCTGATGCTAGTGAACAAATTAAAGAAATTGAAAAAGCATTGTCACTTGGCAAGAAAGCCTCTGTAGATACTGCCATGCGTAAGTTGCAGTCTTTGATGAGAAACAATGTCAATACTAACTATGGTCAGCGTATGCGTTTGGCTCAAGAGTTAGAGTCGGCAGGTGGTCGTAAATTGATGCCTTCATTGGCAGGTCAAGCTCTTAATCAACTGACTCCTAGAGGCATCCAAGGCGCTACAAGTATTCCAACAAGTTTGGGTGCATTTAGTCTTGGTGGTTTGCCGCTAACTTTAGGTTATGGCGCTGTTTCATCTCCTAGAATTGTTGGTGAAGCCGCTTATGGTGCAGGACGAGTAGGGAGAGGTTTGCTTGATGTTCAGAAAATGCTTCCTGAATTAGACTATCCAACAATGTTTAATCTGCTTTATCAAGCAAATCAACCCAAGGAATAAACATGGCAAAGACCAAGATTTCAGAATACAGCAGTACCGCTAATAACAATAGCGATATTGGTTCAGTAAACATTGCCGAGGGTTGTGCCCCGTCTGGTATCAATAATGCAATACGCATTTTGATGAGCCAGTTAAAGAATTTTCAAGATGGTTCATCAGGTGACAACTTTTATGGTCCTGTCACAACATCATCTATTACTGTTACTGGTGGCGTATTAAATAATGTTGTTATTGGCAACACAACACCACAGACTATTAGCGGAACTAATATAACTGCGACTGTTGGTTTTAGCGGACCATTGACAGGCAATGTAACTGGTAACACTACAGGAACACACACAGGTGCTGTGACAGGTAATGTGACTGGCAATGTAACTGGAAACCTAACTGGAAATGTTACAGCGGCTTCTGGAACTTCTACATTCAATAATGTGACCATCTCTGGTCAATTGGATATGGATTCTGGTACATCGGCAACCATCACAGGTTTAGCAAGCCCCACAAACGATTCTGATGCGGCTACAAAGGGTTATGTTGATGCACTAGCCCAAGGTATTGATGCCAAGGCTTCTGTTGTTGTGGCTACTACTGGAAACATCACTTTATCTGGTACTCAAACAATTGATGGAATTGCTTTATCGGTTGGTGATCGAGTATTGGTTAAAGATCAATCAACTCAATCTGCCAATGGCATTTACTTGGTTGCCTCTGGTTCATGGACTAGAACAACTGATGCAGATACATGGGTTGAATTGACAGCGGCTTTTACCTTTGTTGAAAAAGGCACTACCCAAGCGAATAACGGATATATCTGTACTATTTCTGCGGGTGGTACTTTAGGAACAACAGCGGTAACATTTGCTCAATTCTCTGGCGCTGGTCAGATTACCGCAGGTGCAGGTCTAACAAAAAGTGGTAATACATTAGATGTTGGAACAGCATCGTCTAGCCGTATTGTTGTTAACTCAGACAATATTGATTTAGCATCTACTGGAGTAACAGTAGGAACTTATAAATCTGTTACTGTTGACGCTTATGGTCGAATTACAGCGGGTACTAATCCAACTACATTAAGTGGTTTTGGTATTGCAGATGCGTACACAATTACGCAAATTGATTCTCTTTTTGGCTCAACAACTTCTGCCGCTACGAGTGCCGCTAATGCTCTTGTATCGCAAAATGCCGCAGCCGCTAGTGCTACAAGTGCATCATCATCAGCTACAAGCGCATCAGCAAGTGCAACATCAGCCGCTGCGTCTTATGACTCTTTTGATGATCGTTACTTAGGTGCTAAATCTTCAACACCATCATCTGATAACGATGGTAACGCATTGTTAACTGGCGCTATTTATTGGGATACAGTTGGCGCTGTAATGAAGGTATGGACAGGTTCTGCTTGGACAACAGTACCAAGTGTTATCAATCCTGTAGATCAAACAGACATTGGTACAGGTGCTAATGAAATTCCTTTGAATCAGTACCTTGGCAAGTTGGCTTATAAAGATGTTGTAGGATTATTTGCAACATTAAACCCTGCACCAACGATTGCATCTGCGGCTACTGTTCAACCTTTAGCCCCGATTGTTTTTATTTCTGGTACAACAACAATCAACACCATTACAGTACCGCAAGAGTTTGTTGGTGGTGGTCAGATTACATTGATTCCAACTGGATTGTGGTCAACTGGCACATCTGGAAATATCGCACTTGCAACTACAGGTGTAGTTAGTAAAGCACTAATCATGACTTACGATGCTGTCACAGCAAAGTGGTATCCATCTTATTAAGGAATAAAACATGGCTATTCAATCTAACTTTCCCGTAATCAAGCCATCACTCTTGTTGGACTTTGCTAACACCAAGCAATTAGACCCTCGCATCACATTCACTCGTGCAAGCACAGCGACCTACTACAACGGGGTCACGACTTCTAAGGCTGAGGAGAATTTGCTTACTTATTCTCAACAGTTTGACAATGGCGCTTGGCAAAAGGGAAGCTCAACTGTCACAGCGGATTCTATTGCGGCCCCTGATGGAACAACCACAGCAGACACATTGACAGCATCTGCTGGAACAGCATTGTTCCCAAGGATTTCACCAGCGACACTAACTGGAACAGCAAACGCAGTTCATATTGTTTCAACTTATGCAAAGGCGGGAACAATCCAATATCTTCAATTGGCTAGTGCGGCAGGTACTGCATGGCATTGCAACTTTGATGTCACATCAGGCGCTGGAGCAGTTGGAACTTCTAGCAACTGTACTGGTTCTATTGTTGACGCTGGAAATGGATGGTTTCGCTGTGTTGTTTCTTATACTCCAACAACAACTGATGTCCGCGCTTTGTTTCTTATTGAAACCAGCGCAAGTGCCGCTAGAACAGCAACTTGGAATCCTGTGGGAACTGAAGCCCTTTACCTCTGGGGCGCTCAGATCGAGCAGCGTTCAAGCGTAACCGCCTACACAGCAACAACAACGCAAGCCATCAGAAACTACATCCCTCAACTGCTTACAGCGGCTTCAGGTGTAGCTCGTTTTGACCACAACCCAACAACGGATGAGTCTTTAGGACTGCTGATTGAGGAGCAGAGGACTAATCTGCTGACTTACTCGGAAGACTTCACAACCACTTGGAGCGTAACAAGAGCCTCTATTTCGTCAAACACAATTGTTGCTCCAGACGGAACGCTAACTGGTGATCGGTTGTATGAAAGCACAGCCGCATCAAACACTCACTATGTTGCACAAACAGCATCACTAACAAGTGGAACCACTTACACATTCTCTGTTTATTTAAAAGCTGGTGAGAGGACGCAGGTCAGACTTAGAACAACTGGAACTGCATCGACTTCAGACATCTATTTCAATCTGTCTACTGGTGTTATCACATCGTCATCAACTGGATCTGGAACGATCACCTCTGTTGGTAATGGTTGGTATCGTTGCACCGCTACTGGATCCAGCGATTTAACTGGATCAAATAACACTCTAATAATGTTGCTTGATGGGGCTGGTAGTAGTTCATACACTGGCGATGGCTACAGCGGCATCTACATCTGGGGCGCACAACTAGAAGCAGGCGCATTTTCAACTAGCTACATCCAAACAGTAGCTTCACAAGTCACTCGCTCTGCTGATGCGGCAAGCATGACGGGTACTAACTTTAGTAGTTGGTATGCAGTAGACCAAGGTACTTTGTTTGCTGATGCCGTTTCTAATGGCGGTCAGGTATACGCCCAAATAGGTGTAGGAAGTATTTCGGATGATAGAGTTTCTCTTTATTCTTTAGCACCAAACTTTGCCGTAGTTTCTGGCTCAACAACAAGTGCGGCATTGGGTAGTACGACACTTAATAATGGAACAGCGGCTAAACTTGCAGGTGCATATAAAACTAATGATTTTGCACTTTGTATAAATGGTGCAACTGTATTAACAGATACTAGCGGTTTGCTTCCTGCACCTACATCTCTGCTTATTGGAGCAAGAAACTCAGCAAGCCCAGCCAATCAACTTAACGGAACTATCAAGAAACTCGCCTACTACCCAATGAGAATGACAAACGCAAATCTGCAAGCATTGACTTCGTAAGGACACAGACATGGACTTCTATCTCAAATTCACTGATGAGGCAGCGGCTAATGCTGTTTTGTATCGTACTGATGGCGTTACAGATGACTCTGAGGGTTATGTAGTAGCAAACTTTAAGAACATTGATGTTATCGGGGTTATCTACAAAAATGAACAACCTTTAGATGGTTGGCATGTTAATGTGCGAGTAATGGATGGAGAGGATTCCAGTTCTATTGCACCTTTCTCTGTAATCCCAACAGTACCAGTCCGTGTGTGGGGCTAAGAGCCATTAACACAAATGTAAAAATAAACGCTTAAAGTAACAGAGGCAAAGTAAATGGACAATCACACCACAGAAGTAGCATCAGCAGTCGCTACTAAAGTATCCTCCGTGGCTACCTATGGTGGCGCAGGAAGTGCCGTATTCTTTGGTTTATCAGCCAATGAGTTTGGTACACTTTGTGGTGTGGTTATCGGTTTGATTGGTCTTGTCGCAAACATCTACTTTAAGTATCAGCATTTGCAAGTGGCAAAAAAAGAGTCTGGTTGGTATAACGAATGACTTGGATACTTGTATTGGCATTAAAAGCTGAATACAGGTGTGTAAGGTGGTCATGGACAGGTGATGTTTATAACCGCAAGGTAGTTTGCCTTGAATGGAAAAAGGTAGTAAAGAGATGATTCCTCTTGACCCAATGTCAGCGCTAGAAGGACT